CAGAATGTCCGCGCCGCCCTCCCCGATGGCGCGGAGGGCGGCGCGGACATTCTGCGCGGCCAACCAGCAGAGCATCATCGCAATGTCCGGCAAAGGCCCTTTTGTCTCGTGCTTGTCGAGGATTGCGGACAGACCTTCTGCCGCATCCACCAGCGCCGCCACTTCCGGCACCGCCAGCGCCTCGGCAAGCGGGGCGCGGGTGATCGCTACTTGTTCACCGAACAGCTTTGCGGCGGATTTCACGGCTTCTAAGCTGCCTTGCAGGATGACGGTCGGCTCGGCGTTGAGGTTAAGGCCAGCGTCAATGTCGTCGGTGATGTCCGCAGACACCATTACAACGCGAAGGGTGAGGTCAGGCGCGGTCATCGGCGGCTCCTTTCTCGTAGAGCATTTCAGCATCGGGGTAGGCCATGCCACGTTCGATCCAGTCGGACCCGCTTCCGGCGTCCAGATACAACCAGCCGTGTCCGTCGAAGCTGTGGCGGATCGCGGCGGTGTCGGGCGCGTTGACGGCAGGATCGGCGGGATGGCTGGCATCAACGGCGGTTGGTGTTAGCGCGGCCTCCCGCACGATCACAGGGGCCAGCGCCTTTGCCAGCACATCCACGCCATACAGGTGGATGATCTGCTCCACGGTCGGCTTGGCGATGGTCCCGCGCAGCATGTTGGCGTGGACGGTCACGGGGTCGGACAGGTCGGGCGCGGTTGGTTCCCGAAACATGGCGTTGACCTGCTTATCCTTACTCCACCGTTCAATGCGTTCAGCGTGGCGCAGGGGTGCGTCTACAATCAATCGCCCACTATCAATCGCCTTGCGATAGTCGGCATACATTTGACGCAGCTTCTCGTTGGGTGGTGCAATGTCTTTGTTGAGAAGGTCATACAGATCGTCGTCCAGCTCGTTGACGGCAGGATCGGCGGTTTGGCTGTCATCAACGGGGTTTGGTGTTAGCGCGGCGGGTTCCAGCGCGGCGAGGATGCGGGCGGTGTTGTCGGCTTGCGCTGCGGCTTGGGCGGCTTCGAGGTCAGCGGGCAGCGTATCGTCTGTTACGGCAACAACATGAACCAAACCGCCAACGCGCAATTCGACCTGCCACCAGCCGTTGCGTTCTTCGACGTGATAGGTGCCGCACACGGCTTCGGCCCAATGCGTCCAAGCGTCGAAGTTATGCCAATCAAGCTGTTTAACTTTTGCTTCGGTCATTTCTTCGCTCCCGTTTCCGATACTGCGTCCAAAATCCGCTTGCAGATTGACCCGTGCTGATTGCCAAGGTTGATGCCGCCGGAACGGCCGTCCGCTTTGATGTGAAGCCAATATTCCCCGTCACTGTTGGGTCCAGTGACGCGCAGCGCGGCGGGATGCGCCTTGGCATAGCTTTCAAAATCAACGTCCATGCTGTTCGCCAAAAGTAGGAGTTTGTCTGTTTTTTCGGCGCGAGCCTTAAGTTCCTCCCCAAGCGCCAAGGCGTATTTGCGGCTATCTTCCAAGTCCAAAGACTGCTCCCGCAGTGCAGCAGCAAGATCGGCTATAACCCTGCGGCACCGCGCAGGGTAAAGGTCAGTGGCGGCGATGCGGTCTGCGTCATCAAGTAAGGCTTGGAATTTGTCGGTCATGGCTTGGCTCCCAAGTGTGCGGCTACGGTTTCGGCCCAGTTCACAATCGGTTCATTGCGCCATGTCTGGACGGACAACAGACCATCACGCAGCAGCGCGTTGGCGGCGTCACGCTCGGCCTCGGCTTTCACAGCGCGGGCCTCTGCCTCGTCCAGCGCGGCGCGGAGGGCGGGGACCAGTTCACGGGCGGCGGCGATGAAGACCCAATCATGCTCGTTGTCAGGAACCCAAGGATAATAGGCTTCGCTACACATCTGGCATTTTTCGCCCATCATTAGGCATATTGTCCCGCCTGCGTATTCAATGGTCCAAGGCCCCTCCGTCACGCCCCGCAACAGCGCGTCCACCGCCTCTTTGGATACGTCGGTCATCTGTCTTCTCCATCATCCTGCAAGGCCACCATGGCCAATTTTAGTTGGGCTATCTCATTTGCTGCGGCCCGCATGAAAGACCAAAGCCCGCGCAGATTGTTGGTGTAGGCTGTGTTGCTGCACTTGGGGCATCCCGTGGTCCCGTAGAGACCGCCAGACTCTCGGCGCGAAACAAAAGTTTCTGTCGTTTGGCCGCATGAAAGGCACGATACCAGCACCTCTTTTTTGATGAGCTCTTTGGGTATGTCGGTCATTTGCGGGCCTCCCATGCGGCAAGTGCGGCGGTGGCGTCATGCAGCCAAACTGCGTCGACGCCTTCGTCGTCCTGTCCGTCCCATGTGATGGCCTCACGCAGCGCAGCAGCCAACGCATCTGCCCTGTCCAGCGCATAAATCGCGTGCAGCACTGCAAACGGATAGCCCATCTTGTCGGCGCACATCTCGCGCAGCATGTCCTGCGGGCTTTTGGTCATTTGCGGGCCTCCCATGCGGCAAGCGCGGAGCGGATACGGCGCACAGTCCCGACTGACACGATTACCATTTCGGTGTCTTCGGCGCTTTCAGTCCACATAGCCATGTCCATAAGAGGGGAAGCCGCAGCCGCCAACGCATCGGCAATGTCGGTGCGGAAGTCGGCAGGCAGGTCGTTGATGGCGTCACGGCACGTATTCGCGCCCATTGTCATCTGCAGGATGCGATACGACTTTGCTTCGTCAGCAACTGTTTGGCAGGCCGCTTTCGCATCCCCGCGCCGGATCAGGTCATCGTCACTCACTTCCGGCACTCCTTCACGCCCATGTTGATCAATTCGGCCCCACGGATCACCCGCACGGCCCCTGTGTTCTCGCGCCCCACGGTCAAAAACCACAGGCGCAGTTTCGGCGGGTAGTGGTCCGCCATTTGCTTTGACACGCGCTCCCATTCGCTGCGGGGCAGGGGCAGGCCGGACCGTGTGCTAGGTCCGTGGAAGCCCAACCGCGCATTGCGGGTCACGCATACATCCGGCGCGCCGAGGTGCATGGTGCAGGCGCTGTAGCAGATGCCTTCGATCCGCACCGGGTCACGCTGTGTTGCGATTGCGTCAGCGCGGGTTTTCACCGATCCGCCTGTATCGTGGGTGATGGTTTCGGCGCGGGCGCAGGAGACGCCAACAGCGCCCCAGAAGATCACCGTGCCGACAAGGACGAGGCCAACCATGCGGCTCATGGGGTGGCCTCACCGATGCGCTTGACGCTGCCGCAGTTTGCGGTCACGGCAGCTGACCTTTCTTTAATTTCCTCCACGCTGCACAGCGCACGATCTTCAATGGCCCCGATCATCAGATCGTAAACCTCAACGTAAGACAGCTGCATGGCCAGCTTTGTCGCCAATTGCGACAGCATGACGCCCGCCCGCTTGCGCTGCTCTGCGATGTGGTCAATGCGGTCTTGTCCAAAAAGCGTTTTCATCCCCGCACCTCACATTCCGTTGCGCCCGTATCCTGATTGATCCAGCACACCATCGGCGGCCTTGGCTTGGGGCGCGGCGTGTCGGTTGGCGCGTATGCTGCGACGGGCGAGGCCAGCATCAGCGCAAGCGCGAAGGCGGCGGCGGTGGTCATGATGGCGAGGGGCTTCATTCCAGCACCTCCCCATTCCAAAGCGCGACCGTATCGGGCAGAAATTCACCTGCTACTGTCGTGCCGCAAGTTATGCACCTGACGACGTATCCAACCGCACCCAAGTCTTCGCCGTCGTTCGGGTCGATCATGTTTTCACTGCGAAGGACCGGACCAGTATCTTCCTCAGGGTGCGCTTCTGCCCCGCACATCGGGCAGGCACGCAAACTGATCGCACGCGGCTTTGGCGGCTCTACAGGCGCGGGGCGGACGCGGTAGGTCAGAGATTTGCCCCACGAAGCGGCGGCTTCAACCCATCCCTCCCTCACGTAAACCTCATACGGCCCGCCATGCGCCTTAAGCGCCCTTTGCGTGGCCACGTCCAGCAGCCCGAACGGCGTGGTAATGGCGGTCAGGTCAACAGGTTCATTCATCATGTCACACTCCATTGCGCCGCTTGGCGGCTTCGGTCAGGTAGGCGGCGGCGGGGGATAGCTCCGTCACAATCGCCGTCTTGGCGGGCGCATCGGCGTGGATGCGGTAGGATATGCGGTCCTCGTCCAGCCGTGCGGTAAGCGCGTCCAGTTGGTCGCAGACCTCGGGCCATGTGGGGGCGGTGACGCGGTGAATGGTCATTTCAAACTCCCAGCTTGTCTTGCGTGGCGGCGATGTATTCGTGGTCGAACCCGTAGCGCGATTTCCACTCTGTCGGGTGCGAGTGCAGCGCGACCTTGCTCTTGTCGCGCAAGCCTTGGTGGTGGCCTTCGCAAAGCGGGATTGCCATGCGGTCAGGCACCCGGTGTTGCGAAAATCGGCCATGAATGGGGTGGTGCGCGGCGGTTGCCGATTGCTGCAATTCCCCGAAGGCATCACAGACGCAGCAGGGCAATTCCCGCACCCGCGCCAGGTAGGCAGGATCGGGCTTGGCCTTGGGCTGTTTGAGACCCAAAGGCGGCTTGCCTGCGAGGTTTCCGGCGCGGGCGTTCATCACATGCCCAACGCGGCGCGATACATTTCGATCACCGCTTCTTCCTCGGCAATCTCGTCGGGCTTGCGGCGGCGCAGGGCCACGACCTTAAGCAACACCTTCGTGTCGTAGCCGCGCGCTTTGGCCTCGGCCAAGCACTCCTTGCGGGTTTCGGACAGGTCGCGCTTTTCGGCGTCAAGCTGTTCGATCTGCTCCACGAATTGCCGCAGTTCGGCGGCGGTTACATTGTCGGTCATGCTGCTTTCTCCAGTTGTTCGGCGGTCGTGCCGATTTGATCCGCAATCCAGTTCAAGACGGCGGTTTTGCTTTCCTGAAACCGCTTGCCGCCCATAGCCCGGACGGATTGGCTTTCCGGCGTCCAGCACGTCACCACAGGCCCACGGGCTTGCGTGATGGCGTATCCATGCGCGGCGGTGGCGTGGCGGCTGAGAAGCGCGGCCACACGTTCGGCGGCGGCTTTTGTGCCAGCGTCCACGGTTTCGACGTTGCGATAGCCCGTCACGATAAGCGCGTGTTTGCGCAGGGTTTCCGGCGTTGCGGCCCACGGCTGCATCTGGACGGCTTCGGGCAGGTGATGCCATGCGCCCTTGATTTCGGCCCACTGATGGCGATGGCTGTTCATGCTGCGCGGGTGGTCGATGGTCACAAGGACGGTATCGCCCTCAGCCATCATTTCGCCCGCCGCTTTCAAGGCGTAGTGGCCAACGGGGATAAGCACCGCCCCCTGCCAGCGGCAACGGATCATGTCCTGCATCACAGCACGCTCGCGGCGAACGGAATTTCATCATCCATGTCGTTGCCGGGGCGTCCGCCCGCGCCATAGCCCGACTGCTTTCCGTGGCCTTCGGGGCTTTGGTCATAGCCGCCGCTGTCGCCATCGGCCTTGCCGCCAAGCAACGTCAGTTCGCCCTTGAACGCCCGCAACACAACCTCGGTCGTGTATTTGTCCGCGCCGCTCTGGTCCTGCCATTTGCGGGTTTCAAGCTGGCCCTCAAGATAGACCGTCGAACCCTTGCGCAGATATTGCTCGGCAATCTTGGCGAGGTTTTCATTGAAGATCGCCACGCTATGCCATTCGGTGCGTTCCTTGCGTTCGCCGCTGGCCTTGTCGCGCCACGTCTCGCTTGTAGCGATGCGCAGGTTCACAACCTTCCCGCCGTTGGGGAAGCTGCGCACTTCGGGATCGCGGCCAAGGTTGCCAACGATGATGACTTTGTTAACCGATCCGGCCATTATGCTGCTTTCTCCATGCTGTAGCGGGTGCGCAAGGCTTCAACCTTCGCGTCAAGTTCGGTCAGGAAAGCGCGGGTTTCGCTTTCCATTTCGGTGATGAAAGCGGCGTCACGATCAACGCGCTTGACCCACAGTTGCAGATCGCCGGGAAGGCGCGGATCGAACGAAACGAAGTCGCACCAAGCGCGGCCTGTGCAAGCCATTTGCGCCTGCATTTGGGTGATGTATTTCCCCGGCACCGCTTCATTGAGTAGCGTTTCAATGTGCGTGGCGGTGTTTGGGCATTTGATTTCCAGCAACCCATCCTCGCCCACCAGACCGTCAGGCGATGCGCCGAAGTCGGCAAGCGTGGGGTGCAGGACAAAGCCCGTTTCTGTCACGGCGCGGTCTGTCAGGAATTCATACGCGGCGCGGGCTTGCGGCTCCGTCTCGGTCCCCCATGCCATAGCGGCATTGGCGAAGCGCTCCCCTTGCTGGCCCGTCAGGCGTTCGCAGATCAGTTCGGCCATGTAGTTGGCGCGGCTGGTGCTGTAGCCCGATTTGGTCTTAGCCATGAGGTCGGCAACACGGGAACCTGTGACCTTACCCAAGCGGGCGGCGAACCATTCCGGCGAGTGCTGTTCCATCACTGCACCGCCTTCTTGGCTTTGATCTTGTTGCGAAGCGCGGAAACGGCATTGGCAAACATGCGGCTTGGCAGTTCTTCAAGGTTATTGACCTTGAGGTATTGACAGAATTTGGCTTCGTCGGCTTCGGCCTCGTCCAGCAAATTGCGAAGCGTGAAATACTCGTCTGCGGTGATGCTGGCATTTCCAGCCGCCTTGCCATCATCTTCGGTGTCGTCGCCAAGGGACAGGCCAAGAATAGCTTGTGCGGTGTAGCGTTGCCCGTAGGTCTGCGACGATCCAACGGCCTGCACGGCGTTCTTGCTGCCGCTGTTATCCTTGGGCAGTTCAATGCTGGTGGTCTTGGAATAGCCCGCGACGTGCATCAATTCGGCGGTGACGATCACGCGGTCGGGGTGGCTTTCAACGCCAAAGGAAAGCGCCAAGCCATAGCGGGACAGGATCGGGCGAGTGCCGCCGATGATGTCCTTAAGAAGCGCGTAAGCCTTGTTCTTGTCGCCCCGGCCATTGAGCGGGATGGACGGAAACTCGGCAGACGCGGCGGCGAATGCGGATGCAAAAGCGGCCTTGGCGGTTTCCGCCTGCAAGCGGTCGCGCATGTCCAACATGCGTTCCAGCTTTTCAATGCTGGCGTTGGGGTCCATGGCGACACGCTCAATCATCGCAATCATGGGCGAGGCGATTTCGACGGGCGCGGCGGGTTCGATGCGGGCAAGTTCGGCCATGGTGTTATCCTGCGAAAATGACGGTTGCGGTCAGGACAAGGCCCAACATGCCGATGCCGATGATGGACTTGCGGATGTTGCCCTTGTTCGGCTTGGCGGGATCGGGGCGCACAATGGCGCGCTCAATGGCGTTGTCGAAATCGGCCAGCCATGCCTCGGCGGTGTGGAGTGCTTGACGCTCGGTCATTCTGCGGCCTCCGCCATGGCGGGCGAGATTGCCGCGTTGATCGCATCGGCAACGGATTGACCCGTGCCAGCGGGCAGAAACAGGGCAACGTATCCCCCGCCCGTGATGACGTTTACGCAGTCAAAGGGCTGGTGAAATTCGCCGCCACCGCAGTGCTGCACAGTTGCGCCGGTGATGTTCAGGATGTTGGTTGAGAGGCTCATTCCGCGGCCTCCCGCGACATCTCGTAACGGTAATCGCCAAGGCCATCGGCGTAGTCCTGCTCGGCTTCGGCCCAACCATCGGCAACCCACCAGTCTTGCGCGGATGCCTCTTGCGCGTCGAATTGCGCGCGCCCCATGATTTCGGCGATCTGGGTGGCGGTCAGCTTCATGCCGCCAAGCTGGCAGGCTTCAAGCGATACGTTGCCTTCGTCGTCGGCGGAAAAGTCGGCGTCCGTCTCGAAGTCGTTCAGGTCTTGGAAGCAGATCGTCCGGGTGAAGTAGTGGGTCATGTCGTCCTCCATGCCGTTGGGCTATGAAGTGACTTTACGCCAAGAAGTTTGGCACGGCAAGAACTATTTGCCAAATTTCTTGGAATGTCTTTTTGGCTTATGCCGCTTGACGAATCCGGCTGCCGCAGTAGATGATTCCCTATTCTTTTGGATATAGGGGTAAATTTTGGACAGGCTTGAAACGCTAAAGGAGGCCGCTCGGACCTCCTCTTTCACGATAGATTTTTTGGATGCTCTAACTCAAGGCTTGTCGCGCCAAGCTACCCTAAGGGTCATAGGTAACGCATCGTCTATGCCTTCAAACAGGAAGTCCAACGATAACCCGTATGTTTTCCGCAAGGCGCGGGCACCGTCGAGCGACAAGCGATAGTCACCCGATTCCCAGTTAGAGAGCTGAGACCGCTTTAACCCGGCGGTCTCGGCATATTCTTTTTGTTCAAGTCCTTCCAACTGGCGATGCCAGCGGAGACGGGCGGCGATATCGCCAAAGGGTTTTTCATCTAGGTCCATACCATCTGTTGTGCCGTGACAAATTATTTGCGGCAATGGTGGATCGTTTGTCTTGACCCGTGCCAAGTAATTTGGCATGGTGCCGTTATGACCAACAATCACGCCTCCCGCATCATTGACGCCATCACGCCAGACACGCTCAAGAACGGCTTGGGCTGGACGGATCGCGCTATTCGACATGCCAAATCGTCTGGCCAGTTTTCCGGCCTTTGGTATTTCCCCCTGAAAGAACTCTGTGAACGCCATGGGATTTATTGCCCTCCTGAGGCGTTCATCTGGAAAGCCCCTGCCAAGAAATATGGCACATCGCAACCCAAAATTCAAGGGGCAGCCGAATGACTTCGGTTTTTCCTGACATCCGCGCTAATTCCTCCCTGTTGGGCGCGGTTACTGGCCGAGGCGGTGAAGCCACACCCGTCTCGGCCAACTTTATTCAGGTGACGCATGGACCCGCAGGAACAAGCGCAGAAGCTGGCCGCAATCGCCAAGCTGCCCGCACAGGAACTGGTTGGGTGGCATCGCTTCGCCGTTGGCTATCGGTCGCCATTCGCGGGCGAGATAGCCGCCCTGCAAACACGGGCGAAGTCTCTGGGCATCGTGCTTCCATCGACCTCAAGCGCAGAGCCGAGCGCGTAAACAACCGCAACCGCGCAGCCGCTGACCGCTACCTTGCCAAGCACCTGATCCTCGAGCGGGGGCGGGCATGAGAAAAGAAGCCCCGATCCAGCGCGCAATCGTCAAATACCTGCGGGCGCAATATCCCGCTTGGATCGTCCACCACTCCAAGAACGAGATCAATAAGAGCGGCAAAGACATAGCCCGCGAAATCGGCCAAGCCAAACTGGCGGGAATGGTTGTCGGCTGGCCTGATCTTATCATCATGGCCCCTTCGCACGTTGGCCCGCTGTTCTTCGAGGTGAAGGCCGAAGGCGGATACCCGACTGACGCGCAGCGGGCCGTGCATGACCGCCTGCGGGCTTTGGGCTATCGCGTGGGCATCGTTCGCAGCATTGCCGATGTGGACGAGCGGCTGGCCGCGTGGGGTGTCGCATGACCCCTAATCATTTGATTCAATGGTGTTTTTGTGCTAGAAATGAAGCGGGCCGCAACGGTGCTACCAACACCACTACGGCCCTTGACATAACCGCCCGTCACAGGAGGCCGGACTATGCCCGTTGAGGCTAATATACCGATTCTGTCGGTTTCTTCAATCGTGAACATTTGTGAACGGGTGCTGTCATGACGGCATCCTTCAAGGACAGCCAAGAGGCTGCATTTCGCCGTGTTGTTCGGGATTGCATCAAGAACGGCGCTTTCTCGAAATCTGAACGCGATGTGACCATGGCTTTGGTCAACGTGTGGTTCCACCATCGGAATGGGCCTAAAGGCTTTATCCACCCAAGCCGAGAGCAGATCGCGAAAAAGACGGGCGTTTCGGTCAAGGCCGTATCGCGCACTTTCGCATTGCTCCGTGATCTGGACGTGCTTCGGGCCGTCTCAAGCATCAAGGGTGGGCATGGTAAGGCTACTCAATACACGGTTGACGTTTGGACGCTTTGCGCGTTTTGCGGCGCGGATTGGGTCGGAAAATTTCTGCAAAATGTCCCGGTAGATCAACCAAAAATGTCCCGGTATGGGCGGGACAAAATGTCCCACTGTCTTACTGACGTTGGACCCAAAGAAGCCCAAGCCAGATTGCGGGTAATCGCAGGGGGTCGCACCCATGCTTGATATGTTCGCCAAGCCTTCCCCCAAGGCACTCCGTCCGCATCAGGAAAACGCTATCCAGATGCTTCGCGCTTCTCTGGCACAGGGAAACAAGCGGGTAGTTGTCCAAGGGCCTACAGGCTTCGGAAAAACCCTTGTCGCTGCGAAAATCATCGAAGCAGCCCAAGCCAAGGGAAACCGTGTCATCTTCACGGCACCGGCTATCAGCCTGATTAACCAGACCGTTGAAGCCTTCGAGGCTGAGGGTATTGCTGGCATAGGCGTTATGCAGGCGAACCACCCGCGCACGGATCGCCTTGCACCTGTTCAGGTGGCATCGGTCCAGACCCTTGCCCGCCGCGAAATCCCATCGGCTGCGCTGGTGCTGGTGGACGAATGCCACATCCGTTCCGAGGCTGTCGAAAAGCTGATGGACGAGCGGCCCGACATTTACTTCGTCGGATTGTCTGCAACGCCTTGGGCAAAGGGCATGGGCTTGCGCTGGCAGGATCTGGTTATCCCCGTCACCATCGGGGAACTGATCGAGGCGGGATACCTGTCCAAGTTTTCCGCCTATGCGCCTGACGTGCCGAACCTGTCGGGCGTCAAGACGGTTGCGGGCGACTATGCCGAGGCGGGCTTGGCCGAGGTTATGGGAACCGCCCAGCTTGTCGGGTCGGTTGTCGAAACGTGGCTAGGGAAAGGCGAGAACCGCCCCACGCTTTGCTTTGCCGTCAACCGCGCCCATGCATCCCAACTGCAAGCGGGCTTTCTTCGCGCTGGGGTGTCGGCTGGATACGTCGACGCCAACACCGACATTGTGGAGCGCGAACACCTCAACCGACAGTTTCGCAAGGGCGAAGTGCGGGTGATTTGCTCCGTCCGCACCATGACAACGGGCGTCGATTTGCCCGTGTCCTGCATCATCGACGCCGCCCCTACGCAATCCGAAATCCTGCATGTTCAGAAGATCGGTCGCGGGCTTCGCGTTAATGCCGGCACCGAAGATTGCCTGATCCTAGACCATGCCGGAAACTCCATCCGCTTGGGGCTGGTGACTGACATTAAGCACACCACGCTTGATAGCACGGCCAAGGGTAAGCAGGAGCGCAAGCCCAAGGCCGAAGCCCTGCCCAAGCCTTGCAGCGTATGCGCTACCCTTCACACGGGGCTTAAATGCCCAACGTGCGGCCATGAGCGGAAGCCTGTTGCGGGTGTCGAAACGGCAGACGGTGAACTGGTCGAACTGACGGGGCGGCGCGTCCTGCCGACGATGGCCGATAAGCAAGCCTTCTGGTCCATGGCGCTGCATGTTGATCGGTCGCGTGTGCGTGGCGGAAAGCTGGCTAAGGCGCTTTACAGGGGCAAGTATGGCGTATGGCCCAAGGGTCTGCGCGATACGCCGCGCGAGCCGGATCAAGCCTTCCTCAATTATGAGAGAAGCCGCCGCATTGCCTATGCCAAGCAGCAAGAAGCTAAGCGGGGTCAGCAATGACCTTCCACGACAAAACCACCAACGTAGCTAAGGGCAAATGGCGGGGCATCTTGCTAGCCCTTGGCGTCCCTGAGATGGCATTGCGCGACAAGCACGGCCCTTGCCCGATGTGCGGGGGCGAGGATCGCTTTCGTTGGGATAACAAGGACGGGCGCGGAACTTACGTCTGCAACCAGTGCGGCGCAGGTGACGGGATGAAGCTGGCCCAAGGCTTCACGGGCAAGCCCTTTGCCGAGGTAGCGCGGCAGATTGACGAACTGATCGGAAACCTGCGGCCTGATGCTTTGAAGCGGCCCGACATGACGGATGACGAGCGCCGCCAAGTGCTTCGCGCCGTATGGGCCGAGACCAAGCCAATGCAGGCGGGAGACCTTGCCGACAAATACCTGACCGCAAGGGGGCTTGGCGAACCCGTCTATCCCAAGGCGCTGCGCTTTGGGGCTGCGCTGCGGGACGGTGACGGAGGGGTCAAGCCATGCATGGTCGCGCTTGTGTCTGGCCCTGATGGTCAGGCGGTGACGATGCACCGGACATTTCTGCGGGCCGATGGTCTGGCAAAGGCTGAAATGGCATCGCCGCGTAAGCTGATGCCGGGGCCTGTCCCTGATGGGTCTTGCGTTCGCCTGACAGACTTCAACGGCGGGGCGCTTGGCATTGCCGAGGGCATCGAAACCGCCATGAGCGCGGGCGCAATTCACAAGCTGCCTGTGTGGGCTGCGCTTAACGCAACGATGCTTGCCAAGTGGATACCGCCCGAAGGCTGCGACGAGGTGGCGATATTTGGCGACAATGACGCGAATTTCACGGGGCAGGCGGCAGCGTATGAACTCGCCCGCCGCCTCGCATCAAAGCAGATCACCGTAACCGTCCATATCCCGCAAATCGCTGGCGAGGATTGGAATGACATTTATCGCAGAAAGGCCAAGGCATGATTTGGGAACCACGCGGCACTGACCGCACGGGCGCTGAAACATGGGTTGGCGTCACCATGGGGCGGACGTTTTGCATCACCAAGCACCCCACCGTGGGCATCCGCCTGTGGCGCATGGAAGGCACCGAGCGGGAATTGATGAGCGTGGGCTTTACGTCCGTCGAGGGCGCGAAGGCTTATGTCGATCGGGTGACTGCATGAACCGCGCCGACACACCCGAAACGGTTTACGAGGCACAGAACGACGAAATCCTGTCGGTCGCGTCAGTCTGGCCCGAAGGCCGCAAGATGTTCTTGCCGTGGACCGCGCATGAAATTGCCCGCAAGCTAAAGGCCGATCCCGATGCAGTCACGCTGGCCCTGTGGTCACTGGCCCGCGTGGGAAGCGCCGCAACCCGCCGACCCGCAGGCAATGGCGAGCCGTCCACATGGCACCTGACCCCAGCAGGGCAGGCCGAAGCCCGCGCCCTGTTTGCCGCAGAGGCTTTCGCCAAAGGGGGCAACGCATGAAGCCCCGCGCAGGCCATACAAGCATGACCAAGGGCGCAAAGGTCATCGCCTTCATGCGTGACGGGTCGCACATCATCGGGCGTTTTATCGAAAGCAAGGGCCGCTTTGTGATCTTAGACACCGCCCGCATACGCACCAACGAACTGCGGCAACTCGCATATTTCAAAGGGGGCAACGCATGACGCTATGGGCCGCTTACGTCCGCACGGGCAAAGAGTTCGACGCGCAAGAGGAATGCGAAGCCCTTGGCATCACCTGCCACGTTCCGCGCCGCGTCGATATGATCCGCCAAGGCAAGCGCCGCCGCCCCGATCCCGTGGTCAAGCCGTTCTTGCCAAACTACGTGTTCATTGAGGCCACGCCCGCGCAATGGCACGACCTGAAGGATACGAAGCTGATCCGAACCACCATGGGCATAGGCGAGGGCAACGCCCGCTTGGTGCATCGCTTCATTGCTCGGGTGGAGGCCGATTATGCCGAACGCATGGCGCAGATTGAAGCAGGCCAGAGGGTGGACGAATACAGCGAGGGCGATTGTTTGCAGATAATCGCAGGGCCGTTCATGGGCATGTTGGCGCGGTTCAAGGCGGTTGCCGAGGGGACAGATCATCCCATTGTCGTGGCAGAATTGGATATACTGGGGCAGGCGACACGGGTTAGGCTAGACCCGCTGGTAGCGAGAAGGGCGGTGGCGTGATGAATCCGATGTTCAACAACGCGGCAAGCGCAATGATGTCGCAGGCATTGCAGGAGCAACAAGCAATGTCCGCAAGCTACAGCCGCTTCATGGACTATTACGAGGCATACAACCGCAAAGGCATGACGCTGTTAAAAATTACGGACTTTGCAGGGGTGGTTTCATTCCTGATTGAAGCCCCGCCGCACATTCCTCGTGTGCCTCGCAAGGCCAAACACCCCGCCGCTTGATTGTCGCGCAATTTCTGGTATAGTTGCGTCAGACATTGCACCAGCCCTGCGGCGGTCAGTGCGCGGGTTGCCTGAAATAGCGGCAACCCATGTGCGTAAGCATTGCCCAAACATCACCGACCTTCACCCTTCGCCGTGTCGCAACGCCGAAAGGATCACAACATGGCCGCACGTATCAATGGCGCTCACGCCAAAGACATCCGCGACAAGATCAAGACCAGTCAGCTTGTAAACCGCTTGCAGGATAATGCCTTAGCGGATCAAGAATTTCTGACGGCGGGCCAGATCAAGAGCATTGAAACGCTGCTTGACAGGGTTATCCCGCGCCTCAAGGCCATTGAGCATTCCGGCACGGGCGAAGACGGATCAATCGTCTTTCAGACCGTTTACGAAACCCGCAAGTGATCCATGAATTTCGGGTCCGCTGGTATCAGCAAGCCTTTCACAAGGCGCTGGTGCAGCGAGAACATGACCGCCTGATTGCAATCTGGCATCGCCGCGCAGGTAAGGACGAGGTTGTCCTGAACGCCATGCGCGAATTGGCGCTAAAGCAACCGGGAACATATTGGCACTGCTTCCCCGAGCAAAAGCAGGCCCGCAAGGCCATATGGAACGGGGTTAACGGACACACGGGAAAGCGGCGCATTCTTGAGGCGTTCCCCGAACAGATCATCAAGCGGATGCAAGATGATGACATGTTCATTGAACTCAAGAACGGCGCGACCTTCCAGCTTATCGGGTCTGACCGATACGACAGCACAGTTGGCGCAGGCCCGCGTGGCATTGCCTATTCGGAATGGGCGCTGAGTAATCCGGCAGCGTGGGCTTATCACCAGCCGATGATCCGCGAAACCAAGGGCTTCGCCGCTTTCATCACGACCCCGCGTGGCGACAATCACGCCAAGACGATGTATGACCGCGCGGCCAAGAATGATAAGTGGTTCGCGCAAGTCCTCACTGCGGCGGAAACGGGCGTTCTGTCCGCCGATGATTTGCTAGAGGCGCTTGCGGAATACCAAGACCTTTACGGCATTGATCTAGGCCAAGCCCTCTTTGACCAAGAGTATGATTGCAGCTTCGCTGGGGCGATGATCGGCGCTTACTTCGGCGCGGAAATGTCGCGGATGGAGAAAGCCCGCAGGGCGCGTCTGTTTCCGATTGATCGGGCGCACCCGGTTCATACCGTTTGGGATTTGGGCAAGGCTTACAATAACCCGATTTGGTGTTTCCAAGTCATCGGGCCAGAACTGCGGGTCGTTGATCTTTACGTGCCAGAAAGCGACGACCTTGAGGACTGGTGCAAGTGGTTGGACGAACAGGGCTACAACGGGATCGACTACGTTCCGCACGATGTGATTGTCACCGAATGGGGCAGCAAGCGAACGCGGTTTGACACGCTGATACTGCACGGCAGGAAGCCCAAGCGCATACCAATGGTTAGCGTCATGGATGGCCTGCAAGCGGGCCGCAAGGCCATTAACAGCGCGGTGTTCTATCAGTCCGAAGATGACACTGACGCACGGTCGCAGCGCGTCCGGCACGGCATGAACGGCTTGAAGAACTACCGCCGCGAATACGACGAAGAAATGAAGCGGTTTCGGGAAACGCCCGTCAAGGACTGGTCCGAACACATCGGATCGGCTTGGCGGTATCTCGGGCTTGCATGGCGTGAAGTCATCCCGCCGAAGCCCAAAGAAGTGAAGCCGACCGAACTCGCCTACCAAGTCATGCCGGATGGGCGCGTGATCGGGAATATGGACGTGCGCTCCGCTGTTGAAGCGATGATGCGCCGCAAAAAGGGTAAACGCTGATGGACGAGATGGACGACGAAGGCGGGGAATACACCGCCGACGACCTCGCCCGCATTGGCGCGAAGTGGATGGAGAAAATCCGTCTGTCCGAAAAGCGCGAAGACAAATGGGCCAAGTCAGCCGAAAAGGCCGAGGTCGCTTTCCTTGCGGGCTGCGATGACGGCGAGGGCCAAGCGCCGGAATACAACATCGTCCACAGCAACGTGGAAACCATTGTCCCGTCGATCTACAACAGCGCGGGCAAGCCGGACATTCGGCCCCGGCACAACACCGCCGATCCGCTAGCCAAGACGGTTTCCGACATTCTGGAGCGCGCCATCCTGGCGATGGTGGACGACAGCCGCATGGACGCGGAGGTTGAAGCCTCGGCACAGGACGTGTTCGTTGCGGGCCGTGGCATCGTGCGGGTGAAATTCGACGCTGACGTGACGCAACAGCCCGTGATGATGGTTGACCCCATGACGGGCCAGCCCGTGCCTGCGGTTGACTACATGGGCCAGCCCGTGACGCAGCCCATGATTGCGAACGAGCGGGTGGAATACGAGGTTGTGTCTTGGCGCGACTTCCGCATGGGTCCGTCAAAGCGGTGGAAAGAGGTTCCGTGGGTCGCGTTCCGTCACACGCTGACCCACGAAGACCTTGAGAAAATCGAAGACGAAGAACTGCGCGACCTGCAAGTTGACCCCGAAACGGCAACGGGCGAAGATGAAGACGTTAGCGTCTGGGAAATCTGGTGCAAGGACAGCGGGCGCGTCTATTTCGTGGTCGCGGACAACAACAAGGTTGTGAAAATCGAAGACGACCCGCTTGGGCTTAAGGGCTTCTTCCCCTGCGCCCAGCCTGTCCAGCCGATCACGGCAACGGGCAAAATGACGCCTGTATGCCCGTATGAGGTTTACAAGACCCTCGCCGAAGAACTGGACATGATTACCCGCCGTATTCGCGGGTTGACCGAGGTTTTGAAGGCCAAGGGCGCTATGGCCGGATCCGGCGAGGCGTTGGACGGTCTGGCGGCGGCGGATGATGGCGAAATTGTCATGCTTGCCGACATGGAAAACATCATGGCCCAAGGCGGGCTTGATAAGGCCATCATGTGGTGGCCCATCGACCGCATCATTCAGGTGATCCGCGAGTTGAACGGCCAGCGCGAGGAAACCAAGCAGGCGATTTACGAAATCACGGGCATTTCGGATATTATCCGGGGGCAGGGCCAAGCGTCCGAAACCGCCACGGCGCAAAACATCAAGCAGCAGTGGGGAAGCCTGCGCATTCGCAAGATGCAGCGCATGATTGAGCGTCAGGTGCGGGAATTGTTCATCTTGACGGCGGAAATCATTTCGCAGCACTTTTCGCCGGAAACGCTGCAAAAGCTGTCGGGCCTGCAAATCCCGCAAGAAGCCATGGCGATGATCCAAAAGCCATTGGATCACTACCGCATCGACGTGGAAAGCGACAGCACCGTGCGGGCGGACCTGCAAAAGGGCCGTCAGGAAATGTCGGAATTCCTGCAAGGCACCGCGCAATTCTTTTCAACCATGGCCCCGATTGTGCAGCAAGCCCCGCAAGCGGCTGGACCGATTGTGGAAATGTATGCCGCTTTCGCCCGTCAATTCAATTTGGGCAAGCAGGCCGAAGACGCCTTGGATCAATTTGCGGAAATGGCGAAAAAGACCGCCGAAAGCCCGCCGCCGAACCCAGAGGCCGAGGCGATGAAGGCCGAAATGGACGCCAAGGCCAAGGCCGAAGACCGCAAATACGATCTGGAAATGAAGCGGCTAGGCTTGGATGTGCAGCTAAAGCAAGCCGACCTGCAATTGAAAGAGCGGCAGCTTGGGCTGGACGAAAAGGTGGCCGAAGTGGACGCCGCAGCCCGCCTTGTCGAAATCGAAATGGAAGACGACCAGCAACGCGCCGTTGCCATCGGTCCGAACTAAGGGAACATCACATGCCAGTCGCTTTTGAAGGCTCAATGCCGTCGCGTTGGGTCACTTGCACTCCTTCGGACAGCACCGATTTGACGGGCTGCATTGGCCTTTATGTCGGTGGAACGGGCAACGTGTCGGTGCGGTGCCTGAACGCCCCCGACACGACGGTTGTTTTCGCCAACCACCCAAGCGGCCAACCTATTCCCGGCAACTTCACGCGGGTAATGGCTGCAACGACCGCGACCAGCATCCTCGTGGCCTATCCGTAATGCCCACTTTTGTGTTCGACCGTGAATTGGGCATGATGGTGGACAAGGCCACGCGCCTGCCCATGCTGACCGAGGAAGAACGCGCCCGACCGCTGCAAACCCCGATGTCCTACGGCGATTTGCCGGGGTATCGCAGCCCGATTGACGGGTCTTGGATCGAGGGCCGCAGGGCGCGGCAATACGACCTGCAAAAGAACAACTGCATAGACGCGGGCGACATTAAATCCCCGACAAGCGGCAAGCTACGCAATGCGAAATTTGCGGCCAAGCACGGCGCAACCCACCTCCTAGAACGGTAATCAAAAGGAAATCCTGATGGACTTTGAAACGGCTGCGCCAGCACCCGTAACCGAAACCGATTCCACGGCACAGGTTGCAGAGGCCCTTTCCACCACCGAATCCGAGCCGGATTACGGCGCGGCATACGACAAGGCCACGACAGACGGACCCGCAGAGGCCCCAGACGCCCCGCAGGAAGCCGTTGAGGCCGATCCGGCACCCGACGCCACCCCAGAGGCCCTAGACGCGCCTACGGACGTTCCTGTGGCCCTGCGCAAGCACTGGGGCGCACTTCCGGAAGATGCGCGGGAAGCCGTGCTTTCATCGCAGCGGGAAATGTCGCGCAAGCTGTCCGACATGGGCCGTCAGGTGCAGGGCATTTCGCCCATTCGGGACGTTCTGGTATCGGCTGCAAAAGACATTCCGGCGCTGATGAACATGCGGCCCGAACAGGTCGCGCAAGAGGTTCTGTCGCTGGCCAAGATTTCCGGCGATTTTCGCACCAAGCCGCTGGAAACCTTCATCGGCTTGGCACAACAACACGGCATGGTTGACGCGCTGCGGCAGGCTTTGGGTGGCAACGCTCAAGCCGCGCAGGATACCGCGTCCCTGCAAACCGAAATCCGCACGTTGAAGCAGCAGCTTTCCCGTGCGGCTGATCCCGAGTTCATTCGGGAACAAGTGTCCGCAGTCACACAGCAGGAGCGTGTGCTTTCGGACGTTCAAGCCTTCGCGGCGCAGCAGGAGCATTGGGGCGAGGTTGAAGCCTTCATGCCCAAGGTTATCCCGCTACTCCGCGAAGCCATGCCCGACGCCTCCGGTAAGGACGTGTTGGCCCGTGCCTACGACCTCGCCCTGCAAACGTATCGACCTGACCTTAAGGCCAAGGCCCAAGCCGCTGTTGAAGCCGCTGTCCAGCCGGACCCTGAACGCACACAGGCCGCAATCAAAGCTAAATCCGTCAATGTGACGAGCCGCACGACAGGCAAGGCCCGCGAAATGTCCGAAGATGAGGCATACGCGGCCACCTACGAGCGGGCGTCACGCAAATAAGGACACCACACGATGGCTACTCCCTCGTCTGTGTTCACGGAAATGGTGACGACGACCGACCGCACTTGGGGCCGGAAAGTCACCGACAACGTGAGCAACCACAACGCGCTTCTGAATCGCATGAAGAAGAAGGGCAACATCAAAACCGTCTCCGGCGGCTACGAAATCGCCGAGCAGATCGACTACGCCGAAAACGCGACCTACCAGCGTTATGTCGGCTACGAAGGCCTGAACACTGGCGCGTCTGACGTGCTTTCGACGGTCAAGTATCCCTACCAGCAGATCGCGCTGCACGTCACCGCCTCGGGCCGTGAACTGCGCATGAACGCTGGAAAGGAGCAGATGATCAATCTGGTCAAGGCCCGCAAGGAAAACGCCCTGCGCAGCGCCGCCAACAACTTCTCGGTTGACATCTATTCGGACGGATCGCTGACCAACCAGATCAACGGCTTGTCGAACCTGATCCAGACCAACGGCCAAGGCACCGTGGGCGGGATCAACGCGGCAACCTGGACCTTCTGGCGCAACCAGTTCCGCGAAATGACCGGGACCAACACGGCCGCGTCGCCTTCGGCTGCAAATGCCGTTGCGATGAAGGCGGACATGAACGCGCTTTGGTTGGCTCTCAACCGTGGCGCGGACAAGCCCGACCTGATCGTCATGACGCATGACTTCTACTCGCTGTTTGAACTGGGCGAGCAGCAGTTGCAGCGTTACGCGGACAGCGAAATGGCGCAGGCCGGTTTCACCTCGCTCAAGTATAAGTCGGCTGATGTCATTTTCGACGACAACACCAACTTTGCGACGACCGGGGAACGCGCCTACTTCCTCAACACCGACTATCTGAAACTGGTGCAGCACTCGGAAGCCCAGTGGACGATGGACGGCGAAAAGACCCCCGTGAACCAAGATGCGGTGGTTATCCCGATGTATTGGATGGGGAACTTGGTTACCACGCAAAGAAGTTTGCAAGGCATCCTGTTCGACGCCGCTTAACTTATCAATCACTTGATAAGCAAGGCGATGGGAAATATGATCACTCCATAAGTTAACTTTGGGGTGATCAAATGACTGGCCAGAGAAAAGCGAAAGACTTAACCGGGGAACGGTTTGGGCGTCTGGTTGTCCTGTGGCGAGCGGCGAATGTCGTGGAGCCGTCAGGCGCAACTAGATCGGCTTGGATGTGCAAGTGCGATTGCGGTGAAGGCCGCGTTGTAATTGCTCATTCACTCACTCGGGGGCTTACCCGATCCTGTGGCTGCATGATGCGCGAAAAGCCGATTAAGCACGGCATGGCGCGGACAGCAGTTTACAAGAATTGGGTGGCAATGACGCAGAGATGCGGAAACCCCAACCATAGCCGCTTTGCCGACTACGGCGGACGCGGCATTACAGTCTGTGATCGTTGGCGCGACTTTGCCAATTTTTACGCAGACATGGGTGAGCCGGAACCCGGCATGACGCTTGATCGCATCGACAATGACAAGGGCTATGGTCCTGAGAATTGCCGATGGGCGACCAAGCAAGAACAAGCCAACAACCGAGCCGTGACGAAGTTTCTAACCTTTAACGGGCAGACACTGAGTTACGGCGATTGGGGGCGGATCACGGGCCTAGGGCGGGCAACCATCACGCGCCGGGCAAGTAAAGGCTGGCCGGTTGAACGTATCCTGACGGAGCCAATCCGTTGAACCTCAATCCTCACTAAAGGAAACCACCATGAGCACTTTCATCGGCGCAAACCTGACCGAAACCTATTCGGAAATCGGCAGCAACACCCCCGGCCTCGGCGATATCTACGCCGGGGACGATGGCAAGCGGTATCGCTTCGTCTTGTTTGACAACGGCGTGGGCAACGTGGCGGCTGTCGCGGGCAACTTCGCCTATGTGCTGGCAGTTTCCGGCGCATCGGCGGGGCAGACCACCACCGTTACGTCCGACCTGTCGGACAGCGCGAACGTGGGCGCTGGCGTCTTCATGTCCGCCCCTTCGGACGGCCAGTATTGCTGGGTGCAGATCGCGGGCTACGCGACCCTGACCACGGCACTGACCGCTGGCGCAGACGGCAACGCCCTGACCCCAGTTGGGGCCACGGATGGCACCTTGGACGTATCGGCGCTTGTCACCGACCATATCTGCGCCATCGCCGTGGATGCATCGGCCAAAATCGTCTTGCTCACCAACATGGGCTGACAACGGAGGGGGCTGCAATGGCCCCCTTCTTCCTTTTCCCTCTGTAGAAAGACGGACCCATGACAGAATTTATCGTCCTTGGCTTCAAGACCGAATACCGCGCCGAAAAAGCGACTGACTGGGTGGAAATCGCCCCATCTGGCGAGGCTTTCGAGCGCACCCGCACTTGGCACCGCATCAAGGACATTACCCCGCCCGAAAACGTGGACGACACGCGGGCAAACAGCATCAGCTACAAGGTTCTGGCGGCACGCTGGGCCACCATTTCCCCGAAATACGAAGCTTGGAAGCGCGGGCAGGATATTCCCGTCGATGGAACACCCTTGGCCGCTTGGGCTGGCGTTTCGCCGGAACAGGTCGCGCACTTGCGCCACATGGGCATCTACACCGTTGAAGGTGTGCGGGACATGGGCGAGGGCGCATTGACCCGCCTTCCGTTCCCGAACGCCCGCAAGCTGCCCGCATTGGCAGGTGAATTCCTTGCATCCAAGGGCGAGGCCGAGAAAGACCGTGAAATCGCCGATATGCGGGAACGCATGGCGATTATGGAGGAAATGCTTGCGGCCAACATGCCCGAAAAGCGCGGGCCGGGGCGTCCGAAAAAGCAAGAGGAAGCCGCCTGATGGACCGCAAGGTTTACATCAAGAAAGGCCCTGTTTTTGTTGACGGGGTTCTGGTTTTCACTGCGGCGCGGGACTTGTTTGATGGCGACATGGCCTCAGCAAAAGACATAATCCGGCCCGATGGTTCTATTCCATACGAAGGTCAGCAAATGACTGAAATGGAAGAAGCCATTTTGCTTAATGCAGTGGAGTTCACACAATAATGGCTCTGATCGTTGACGTTCTCAACCGCATAGCGCGGCATTGCTCTATTCAATCGCCCTCGTCGTGGCTCACGGCAACGGCAGATGAATATGTGGAAATCCGCGACGACTTCCTGCGCGAGACCGTCAGCGATTTGCTGGACCGTGTGGATTGGCCATCGCCAATCGGCGCACAAACGACAATCAGCGGGACGGGTGCGGCATCATACAACCTCCCCGCTGGCTTCCGCCGTTTGCAGCGGAACCCCTATTCCGTCTATGACGATAACCTTGACGCGGCGGGCATCCCCATTTCGACCGATGGCGATTGGGTGGAATTGCTAGATAGCGGCATAGCGGGGGCGGATCGGTTTTTCCGTCTGGCAGGCTATGAGGGCGCGTTCACGATTGAATTCGAGGGCGCACCCGACACGGGTAACGAAATCATCATTTCGTATGTGTCCAATAACTGGATGGCTACAGACGCGGGCGTTGTGGGGGATACCTTCACCAGCGCCACCGATGTTCTGATCTTGCCGGATCGGCTGATTGAGGTTGGCACCATCTGGCGCTGGCGTGAACGCAAGGGCCTGCCGTTTCAGGACAAATACACCGAATTCAACCTGCTTTTGGGGCGGTATCTGAACGACCTGCGCGGGCGGCGTTCCGTGTCGTTCAAGCGGGGCAAGCCGATGAAGTGGACCGACCGCGTGCCGGCCTTTATTCCGCCGGGTGCTTGACCATGCGGGCGCAGAATATCCGCGTAGCGGCAACCCGTGATGTGATGTTTCCGGCCCCCACCAAGGGATGGGTGCAGTCGGGCAATATCACCACGGCGGGGCGTGACCAAGCGGAAGTGCTGGATAATTTCTTCCCGACCGCACAGGGCGCACGGCTGCGCGGTGGTTCGGCGGAATATGCCGACATTGGCGCGGCGGTTGTGCGGATGATGGTCTATTCGTCCACGTCTGACAGCCTGTTTGCCACGACTGCCACGGGCATATTCGACGCTGACCGCATCGCAACGGGCGGGGTGAACTTCGCGGACGTGACCGGGCTTGATAGCGGAGATTGGTCGGCGGCGCAGATCGCCACGCCTGCGGGCGCGTTCCTCGTGATGGCCAACGGTGCCGATCCTGTCCACTATTTCGACGGGGCAGGGTTCAACCCAATCAACGGCGCGGCGGTCAATAACGTCACCTATGACGCGCTGACCACGGCTTTCGCGGTTGGCGAGACTGTCACGGGCGGCACGTCAGGCGCAACGGCGGTTATCGTGTCCATCGTGCAGACTTCGGCCACGGCGGGCGTCTTGCGGGTTGGCGCTATCACGGGCGGGCCGTTTCAAGATAACGAAACCCTTACCTCTGCCACGGGCGCGGCCTTGGCAAATGGCGCATCTGCGGCGGGGTCGGCAATCACGATTACGGGGGTGACGACTTCAACCCTGACGCAAGTGTTCCTGCACAAGTCGCGACTGTTCTTCGTCGAGAAAGACACGCTTTCGGTTTGGTATCTTCCCGCTGGATCGCTTGGCGGTGCCGCGTCCGAATTGGATTTTGGCGCGGTGTTCAAGCGCGGCGGAACCCTTAGCTTTGGCGCGTCTTGGTCGCTGGATAGCGGGTCAGGCTTGGACGATGTGGCGGTGTTCGTCACGTCCAACGGCGAAATTGCGGTTTACGAGGGCAACGATCCTTCGTCGGCTTCCGATTGGTCGCTGGCGGGCGTTTACGAGATTTCGCGCCCGTTGAACAAACACGCCTATTTCAAGGCGGGCGGTGATCTGGCCATTCTGACGGAAGACGGGATTATTCCCGTGTCGGAGGCTTTGCGGAAAGACCGCGCTGCATTGCAGGCCGTTGCGGTGTCTTACCCCATCGAAGACGCATGGAAGGCGGCGGTTGCCAACCGTTCGACGGCTTACCCCATCACACCGACCCTGTGGCAGTCTCAGGCGCTTCTGATGATCGGTGTGCGGGGTGATGTTGCCTATATCGCCAACGCCCGCACAGGCGCTTGGTGCCGCTATACCGGGTGGGATGTGCGGTGCGGGGCTGTGGCGGATGATCGGCTGTATTTCGGCACCAATGGCGGGAAGGTCATGCGTGGCCAGATCGGCGGCAATGACGCGGGGCTTGCCTATACGGGGAAATACGTTCCGAAATTCACGGACGCGGGGACGCAGGCGGTCAAGGTGGCAAATCATGCGTCTGTGACGGTCAAGGCCAGTGCAAGCCCGACTTTTGCCATGACGTGCTTTTCGGACTATGCGCTAGGCACCTATCCGACACCGACGCCGCTTAACCAAGAGGGCGGATCGACGTGGGGGTCTGGCATCTGGGGAACCTTTGTGTGGGGCGAGGGCGCGGCGGAAAACGCCTATACCGTGTGGAAGGGCGTTCGCTCGGAGGGGTATTCGATTGCCCCCGCCATCGTCGTTACGTCCAACCAAGTCGCCACGCCTGCCTTTGAGGTTCTCGCCACAAGGTTGCGGTTTGAAATCGCCAACATGCTTTGAGTTTTTCCGCGCTGATGAAAGTCAGCCAATGGCCCAGTGGGTCGCGGAAAGGATCAAGGGTTGCGAACGCGGGTGGTCGGCTTGCGTGGCTATGCGGGTGTTTGCCGATCGCACGATAGGCGGGGTTGTGTTCCACGATTGGAACCCCGAAGCGGGCGTAATGTGCATGTCAGCGGCGGGGGAACCGGGGTGGCTTAGTCGCCCGATCCTCTACGCGATGCACCGATATATCTTTGAAACTGCGGGCTGTCAGTTGGCGGTCATGCAGGTGTCAGAACACAATGCGCGGATGCGCCGTATAGGTCTGGCCTATGGCTACACCGAAACACGGATACCCCGACTGAGAGGCCGCGACGAGGCCGAAATCATCATGACGCTGACCAAAGAAGATTGGCGGGCGTCACGTTTTCACAGGAGGTTGACCCGTGGGTAAGCCGAAAGCACCAACCCCGCCTGATCCGATGGAAACCTCTGCGGCGCAGACGGGAACCAATATCGGCACGGCCATCGCCAACAACACCATGGGCATGGTCAATCAGGTCACGCCTGACGGGTCGCTGACCTATTCGACAAGCGGGATGCAAAGCTATACGGACCCCTATACGGGGAAAACGTATGAAATCCCGCAATACACGGCCACGACCCAGCTTTCCCAAATGGGCCAGCAGATCAAGGGCCAGAACGACCAGACGCAGCTAAACCTTGCGCAGACGGGGACCGCGCAATCGGGTTTCCTCAAGGATTACCTTGGCGAGATTTGGAACCCCGACACATCGGCCATCGAGGGCCGGCTGATGGAACTGGGGTCCGCACGGCTTGACCCGCGTTTTGCGCAGGACGAGGACGCCTTGCGGACGCGCCTGACAAATCAGGGCATCACCACGGGTTCCGAGGCGTGGAACCGCGAAATGACGATGCTTGGGCAGAACAAGAATGACGCCTATAACCAGCTTATGCTGCAAGGGCGCGGGCAAGCGTTTGGCGAATTGCAGGCGCAACGCAACCAGCCGATCAACGAGATTTCGGCGCTGCTGAGCGGTTCGCAGGTCAGCAATCCGTCTGTGTCGATGTATCAGCCGCAGGGGGCCGCGACGACCGATGTTGGCGGGCTGATTAACCAGAATTACGCGCAGAAGCAGGCCAATTATCAACAGCAAATGGCGCAGCGGCAATCGCTGATGGGCGGGCTGTTTGGGCTTGGCGCGGCGGGCATTACCGGGGGGATGTTCGGATGATGCAACCAACGATCTTCGGCGGCAATACGGGTCTTACCTACGACCAAATCCAAAAGCAGCGCGACATTGCCAACGAACTGTTGCGGGCCAACATGTCCACGCCGCAGAACGTGGGTGAGGGGCTTTCGGCTATCGGGCGGGCGCTTGCGGCCAAGGCCATCGACAAGCGCACCACACGCGCTGACGAGGCCAACAAGGCGGCATACGAGACCAAGCGGGCCGATATCTTCGGTTCGATCAGCAGCAGCATGGGCGGGGCTTCCCCTGCGTCCTATGCCCCGGCCCCCGGACCCGGCGCGGCGGTTGCCGATGATACCATGTCGGCTTTGGGCAAAACCCCGATGCGCCCGTATCGTGACGCTATCGCCTCCATCGAAAGCGCGGGGTCTGGCGACTATGCGGCGGTTGGCCCGACCAACCCGCAGTTGGGCCGTGCGCTTGGCCGCTACCAGATCATGGAGGCAAATATCGGCCCGTGGTCAAAGGCTGCGCTTGGGCGCGAAGTGACGCCGGATGAATTTTTGGCAAACCCGCAATTGCAGGATGCAATCTTTGACGCGCAATTCGGGCAATACGTCCAGCAATACGGGCCAGAGGGCGCTGCGCAGGCGTGGTTTGCAGGCCCCGGGGGCGTGGGCAAAATGGACCGCCAAGACGTGCTTGGCACTTCGGTAGCCGATTACACGCAAAAGTTCGCGGGGGCGCTTGGCGGCACTCCTGCGCAGCCGCAAAGGCAATCGCCCGTCAATCCGGCCATTCTCATGCAGTTGGCGGAAATCCAAGGCAACCCCTACGCCTCGGAAAGCGACAAGGCGATTGCGAATGTGCTGATGGGTCAGGTTACGCAGGCGATGGACCCGATGCGGCAGATGGAAATGGAGCGGGCGCGGCTGGAACTGGACGCGCTGAAAAATCCGCAACCGGGCTTCACCACGCTCACCGACGAGCAAGAGGCGGCGATGGGGCTGGATACGGCTGGCCTGTATCAACAGGGCGCAGACGGCAAGATTGCCGTCATCCAAGAGCCTAAAGCCCCGTCCGCTGCATCCCGCATCGTCACGGGCGAGGATGCAAAGGCCTTGGGTCTTGATCCGGCGCTGCGCTACAATGTCGAGGAAGGGCCGAACGGCGTTAAGGCAACTCCGATTGGCGGCGGTCAAACCGTTAACCGCACCGATCCCGCCCCGCCTGCGGGCTTCCGCAATGTCTACAACGAGCAGGGCTTGCTTGTCGCGCAAGAACCCATCCCCGGATCGCCTGCGGCCCAAGAGGCAGAAGCCGCCAAGGCCGCGCAGGAACGCGCTGCGGCTGGGGCGGCGGTGAACGAGGAAACGCGTAGCAATGTGGTCTTGGAGGCAAGCGGCAAAATCCGCAAAGCGCTAGACGGCGGTGGGCTGTTTGATCTTCCCGAGGTCGGCATTGTTGGAAATGCCCTAAAGGGCGTTAACCAAGAAGCTGCGGACGTTGGCGGCATGTTGGAAACCCTCAAGGGCATGGTTGTGTTTGATCGCTTGGAGAAGCTGAAACAAGCCAGCGCCACGGGCGCAAGCGGGCTTGGTCAGGTGACGGAGCGGGAAATCGCGCTGCTTGGGTCGCAACTCGGTGCGCTTGAGCAAAACCTGTCAAAACCGCTCATCCTGTCCACTCTGGACACTGTGGAAAGCGTTTTTGGCAAACTGTCGCCACAAGCCCAAGCCTACCTTATGGGCGCGTCTGACCAAATGCCGCAAGGCGGAACAGACGCGGCAGCACCGCCGCCCGCCGTCAAGAACCCCACCGAAATGTCCGACGAAGAACTGTTGAAGGCGCTTGGCCAATGAACCTAGACGCATTTCTTGAGGCCGAACGGCGCGGTATTCTTCCCGCCGACAAGAAGGCCATGCTGGACGAGGCGCGCAAGCGTGGCCTTGTCCCGGCGACCGAAAGCAAGGGCATGGGGCAGACGGTCAAGGAGTTCTTCCTTGGCGACAACGACCCGAACACGCAAAACGCGGGGGAACGCATCGGGTCGGCGCTGAACAAAGCGGGCGAGGCCATGACGTTTGGCCTTGTCGGTGACGAAGCATCGGCGGCGGTTGAAAGCGTGTTGCCGGGTGTTGATTACGATAGCCGCGTGAAGCACTACCGCGACCAAGAGGCGCTGCTTGAGCGTGACAACCCCGGAACGGCTCTTGGCGCTGAAATCGGCGGCTCCGTCTTGGGCGCAATGCTTCCCTTGGGGGCGGCAGGCACCCTTGGCCGTGGCGCTGGCCTTGCGCCCCGCATTGCGGCTTCCACGGCCACAGGCGCGGGCATGGGCGGCACCTATGGCTTTATGGAAGGAGAGGGGCTGGATGATCGGCTGGCTCAGGGCGCTTCTGGCGCTTTGCTGGGCGGCGCGGTCGGGTCCGTTGCCCCTGCGGTCGGCGCGGGCATCCAGAAGGTTGCGGACAGCCTTGTGGCGCGTCAAGCGGTTGGAAGGGCTATCCAAGGCGCGCCAACGTCAGAGGCGCTTAGGGCGCAAGGAAATGCGGCCTACAAGGCCATTGACGATGCAGGGGTGCAAATCCGCCCCGAGGCGTTCGACCGTGCCAGATCATCCATTGTGGACAAACTACGCACCAACACGGGCTTTGACGAATTGCCGGGGCCGGGAAGCCTCACGCCCAATTCGGCGCGGACGGTCCAGATCATGGACCAATCGGCGGGCCGTATGGCGGCGGAACCAACTGCGGCGCTTCCGTTCAAAAGCCTTGACCAGATGCGGCGGCAAGCGGGCGCTGCGGCTGGCAACGTGGCAAACAAAACCGATGCGCGGGCGGGCGTCGAAATCATCCAAGGGCTTGACGACTTCGTAAAGCACCTTGGCGCTGATGATGTTGTCGCGGGTGACGTGCAGACGCTGCAAGACCTGATCCCCAAGGCGCGGGATATTTGGTCGCGCATGACGAAAAGCCAGCTTGTGGACGATGCAATTCAGGCAGGCGAAAACAATTACCTGTCAGGCGGGTCAAGCGGTATTCGCAACCAGTTCAAAAGCATCATCAGCAACCCGAAACTGTCGCGGGGCTTTTCCGAGGCAGAAATCGCGGCCATGCGGCGCGTGGTCAAGGGCACCATGCCGGAGCAAATCCTGAACCTTCTCGGGGGTGGCCTTGGTCAATTGGGCCAGATCGGGGCAGGTCTTGGTGTCGGCGGCGTCCCGGGGGCAATGCTTGGCATGGCAACTTCGGCAGGGTTTCGGAAAGCGTCCGAGGCGGTGTCTTCGCGCAATGCAGAAATTGCCCGCGCCTTGGTGGCGGGCGGCAAGCTAAAGAACTTGCCCGGGGCGTCCGATCAGGTGCGAAAGATTACTGAAGCGCTAACGCGTCGAATTGGGGCGGTAAGCCCTCAGTAGCCACAAATCCGGCAACCAAGAAGAACACTGGAAACAAGAACGCGGCGTAGGCAATCCACGGCGCTTTGTAATCATAGCGGTGAAACTGAACGCAACCCCAGACGAACGAAAGCGTCAGAAGGTTCGCCAGCAATACCGAAGCAGTCTCTCCGAAAAACGGCATTCCTCGCCCCTTAGCTGAAACAGCCTAAATTCGACAGCTTTTGGTATATTCCCATTTTCTCCCATTCGCTCGCGTATGGGTTGGAAAGAAGGTCCATGCCAGCCATGCAAGCGTCTTGAACGGTCTTTATCGGGCGCGGTTCAGGCGGTGGCGCAGGTTCGCTAGCACAGCCCATTAACAGCAGTCCCAACGCAAATATCCGCAAATCCGCCTCCATCCAAGGGGGCGAATGATACCGCATACTTAGAAGGAAGTCCACGATGTCTCGAAACGGCTCGGGCGTGTATAGCTTGCCAGCGGGCAGCACGATCACCAACGGCGACACCAGTGACGCCACGGACCTCAATTCCCCTTTCGCAGATTTGGAATCGGACGCGAATACAGCCCGTCCTGTCGTTGCGGGCGGCACGGGGGCAAGCACGGCGGCGGATGCGCGGACCAACCTTGGCCTAGCCATCGGCACCAACGTGCAAGCCTATGACGCGGACCTGACCGCCATTGCGGGGCTAACCTCTGCGGCGGATCGCTTGCCCTACTACACGGGCGCGGGAACGGCTGCGCTTGCCACGTTCACGGCGGCAGGGCGGGCGCTTGTGGATGATGCGGACGCAGCGGCGCAGCGCACGACCTTGGGGCTTGTGATCGGCACCGATGTGCAGGCGGAACTTGGCTTTACGCCCGTCGAGCAAGGCGGCGGCGTCGATATGGGCGTCAATAAAATCCGTATCGGGTGGCGCGGCGACGGCACAGGCTTGCAGTTGCAGGTTGACGCATCCGTGATCGGCGTCATTCCCGTGCGGACCGAAATATTGGGAATTTCGCAGACGTGGCAGAACGTCATCGGTTCCCGCGCCGTTTCGACTTCTTACCAGAACACCACGGGCAAGCCGATACAGGTCTACATCGACGCCAACTCCACGGTCGCATCGGGCAGGCCCGTTGAGGTTTCGACCGACAACGCAACGTGGGTGCAGGTTTCGCAAACAAACGGTAGCGCGGGCGGGTTTGTTGCCAGCGCGTTCATCGTTTCCAACAACCATTACTACCGCGTGAACGGCGCGGCTTCATTGAAAAATTGGGCGGAGTTGCGCTGATGAACCAGCATTTTATTGACGCGAACGGCAACTACTTCGTCGCCATTGATCCGATTGAAGCCCCCGGCGGCGCGTCTGTCGTTCCGCCGCGCCCCGCCGCGCATTGGGCTTGGGATGGGCAAGCATGGGTCGAGGCGGACACGCCCGCAACACCCGTTCCGCCCACCATGTCATTCGCGCAGCTTTTGACGGGGCTGGTGGCCGAGGCATGGATTACCGAGGCCGAAGGCGACGCTTGGCTTGCCGGAACGCTTCCAGCGCCCGTTTTGGGCCTGATCGCCACTTTGCCACAGGGCCAGCGTTTTGCGGCGAAGGCCAAGGCGGCGCGACCGTCCTACATCGACCGCACCGACGCGCTTGTGGCCATGATGGGGGCGGCGCAGGGCAAGACCGCCACCGATCTGGACGCGTTCTTTATCGCATACGCGGGGGTCTAACCATGGGCTTGCATCTTGGACTTGGCCTCACGGGCCAGCGTGTGGGCTTTAACCCCGCCACGTTATTCACGGTCGCGGGTTCGCGGGGGTTTACGTTTGACCTGAGCGACTACGGGACGCAGTGGCAGGACACGGGCGCAACCGTGCCGATTACGTCAACCTCGCAATCGGTGGCGCGGATGGATGACAAGTCGGGCTTGGGCAATCACGCGACCCAAGGCACGGCGGGCAACCGTCCGCTGACCACGACAATCGGCGCGGGCTTTCGCGGTATCCAGTTCGACGGGGTGGACGATTGGCTGCAAACGGCGGCGATTGATTTCAGCAACTCCGACGAGGTTACGGTTGTCGCGGGGGTGCGGAAGCTGTCGGATGCGGCGGCGGGCCTCGTTGTTGAACTCACGACCGGTCTTCCGTCACGTTTTGCCCTTCGTGCGCCCGGATCGGCGGGTCCAAACTATCAGTTTGATGCAGGCGGATCGGCAATAGTATTTTTGGGTGTGGTCGGTTCATTCCCCGCACCCGAGACTGCCATACTGACGGGGCAATCCAAGATCAGCACGGACACATTGCTGCTCCGCAGAAACGGCGTTCAGAACAACCAAGCGGTTGCAGACCAAGGCACGGGCAACTACGCCAACGCGCAGGTCTTCATCGGTCGGCGCGGCGGCACCTCGCTCCCCTTCAACGGCGTCCTCACGTTCCTTTTCGCCATCAACCGCCTGCTGACCGCCAACGAACTGGCATCCGTCGAGGCATACGCAAACGCTCGCACGGGGGCATTTTGATGCAATCCGCAGTTATGATCGTGCCATCCGCTGGCCTTGCCGCTGCCAACGCTTTCGGCGCGTCTATGGGGTGGGGCGTGTCGAACTTCACCGTCCCGCTGTCGCCGTCCGGCGCAGAACCCGCAACGCACTGGGGCTGTCGGGCCAATGTCACCGATGGCTTTCTGGCGCTTCTGGACGCCCCGCCCGACGAGGCTTTGCCCGTGCTTGCCGTGGTGCATATCGACATTCGCGCAACCGCCGATCCAGCGGGCCATTTCCGCGAGGTTAGCGCGGGGCTGGGGTTGGTCATTATCGAGTTGGGGGAGTGAACATGCCCGAATTGTCGCCGGATGAACTGGACGCCCTGCTTGAGCGTGTCGCCAAGCGGGCCGTCAAGGACGTGCTGAAAGAACTCGGCTTAGAGCAAGAAACGGCGGCGGAAGACATGCGCGAAATACGCGGGCTTCTGGACGCATGGCGCGACACCAAGCGCACGGTGCGGCAATCGGTTGTCAGCGTGATTAGCAAGGCGTTTGCGGGCTTGGTGCTGGTGGCGCTGGCCTTTTATGCAAAGGATTGGGCGGGGAAATGACCATTAACAAAGCGGGCCTTGACCTCATCAAGGAATTCGAGGGCTTTCGCGCCGAAACATACAAGGACGCGGTGGGCGTGCTGACCATCGGTTTCGGCACAACTGCGGCGGCGGGCGTGGGCATCGACCCCAAGCCCGGAATGCGGATTTCCGAAGACGAGGCGGAAATATATCTTGCCAAGGCGCTGGACAAATTCGGCGCATCCATCCGGCCCAAGATCACGGCGGACGTGAACGAAAACGAATGGGCGGCGATGCTTTCGCTTGCATACAACATTGGGCCGGGGGCGTTTGCCAAATCGTCGGTGCTGCGGTTTTTCAATGCGGGCGACAAGGCGCGGGCGGCGGATGCTTTCCTGCTTTGGAATAAGGCGGGTGGCAAGGTTCTGTCTGGCCTGAAACGCCGCCGCGAAGCCGAACGTGCGCTATTCCTGAAACCTGTCGCAAAGAAGGCCCGCGCCAATGTCACGCAATCCACGACCGTTCGCGCCTCTGCGGTTCAGCTTGCGTCTGGCGTGGGCAGCGGTGTCGTTGCTGTGGGCGCTCTTGATGGAACGGCTCAGGTTGTGGCGCTTGTTCTCGCGGCGGTGATCGTGTTGGCGGCGCTCTGGATCGCCCGCGAACGCATCCGCAAGTGGTCGGAGGGTGTGCGCTGATGCTGACACGGTTCAGGCTGTGGATAGCAGGCGCTGTGGCGCTTGTTCTGGCCGTTCTGGGCGCATGGATAGCGGGAAGGCGGGAAGCGCGTCAGGAAGCCCGCACAGAGGCGCTACGGGGCGATGTGGAAGCCTACAAGACACGCGAAAGGATAGAGGATGCGATTGACCAAGATGTTGATCTTGTCGCTCGGGCTAAGCGGGCTGGCGTCCTGCGCCCCGGTGGCGAATGACTGCGCGGGATGGCGTCCTGTTCGCATGGCGGGCGCGTCGATTGATTATCTTTCGGCGAACGATCCGGCGGCGCTCTCGGCAGTGATCGGGCATATGGAATTTGGCGCGGCGCGGGGGTGCTGGTGAAAAGAAACCCCCGCCGATTAGGACGGGGGCTGTTGCCAAGTGAGCAGGGCAACGACTTGGTTAGAACGCGTCCGCCATTTTCGAGACAAGGCCCCCTGCGGTCGGGGATTGCAATTTGCCCTGTCGCCGCGCTCTGGAGGTGACACGCACGGCGGGGGTCAGGGTGCACGTCCTGCCGATACCCGCTGTCGCATACATGCCACCGCCAGAAAGCGGCTCCCGTGATAGCGCCCACGGGCAGGCGGTTCCGCCGTTTGCAACCGACTTCGCGGCAAGCCCCGCGCTAGCTGCCCGCCCCCGCTACGCAGTGACAAGCGACGAGTAACCCGAAGCGGTGCGCTTCTGCGAGAGGCGGAACGGGTCTTATTGCCGCGAAAGTTAACACGTCCCGCGCAACGTGTCCACAAAAGCGCATTTCTTTAACATGACATTCTCAAATTCGGCGGCAAGCCGTTTCGCCCGCCCAAGCGTCAATGGGCTGACTAGGAACATGCTATGTCAAATGAAACCACCATCCCCGCCTTCAATCCTTCGGGTTCCGAAGTTGTCGCTGAAATCAAGCGGCGCACCGAGGAACTGATGGAGTATCTGCGCGAAGCCGTGCCGGAAAACCGTCACCGCTCCATCGCTCTGACCAACTACGAACAGGCCGCAATGTGGGCCGTGAAGGCCAACTTCGTTTGATCTTCGGGGCGGGGTAGCTCCCGCCCCCCATCCCCCACAAAAGGGAATCCCCCATGAAAGCCTTGATCCTGCTAACCGCCTTGGCGGCGTCCCCAGCCAGGGCGCAAGAGTGCATCGGCACGGCGGATGCGTATGCGTCCCTGATCGACAATTACGGCGAGGAGCGGCTGGCAATGGCCATGCGCCCCGATGGCAGCGTGATCGAATTGTGGGGCAGCCGGGATACCGGCACATGGTCGATGTTCATCACCCTGCCCAATGGCCTGTCCTGTTCGGTCGGATCGGGGCAGGGGTTTGAAACCTTCGCAGCAAAGCCGAACGTATGACGCCGTTACAGCAAGAGGCGGTGGAAGCCGTCAAACAGCACGGGTCAGCGCGGGCGGCGGGCGCTGCAATCGCTGACCTTTCACAAACAGGACGGGCTGGTGCTTCGGGCGCTAGATCCGATTGAGAGGGCCTAGCGCCGATCCACAACGTAGTTGACCGCAAAGCGGACGCGCCGCATGAATCCGGCATTGGCGTGTGGGTGTCGGGCAAGCTGGTGGCGGTGATACCGCGTGATAGCCTGCCCGCGCTGATCTATGAGGCGGCTAGGGTGCTTCGGTGATGGCTGCGCGGGCTGCGTCCGTAACCACGCCACGCTCGTTCCGCTCGGCAACTGCCAACACCTCTTGCAGCAATTTCCGCAGTTTT